TCTGAACCCTTTGAACAGGACCTGCATCATAAGCCTTAATTCCTGTACTATCTAAAACTACCCTAGCACCACTAGCTGCTGTTTGTATTATTCCACCTGTTGCAGTAATTACTCCAGCTTGCGTTATGGTCACAGTAGGGCTCCCAGTTGGCCCAGCAGAAAAAGCTGTTGCACTACTAGATACTATTGTTGTGTTACCACCAGCTGTAGCAGTTAGACTATCTGAACTGATTGTCCAACCTGCCAAGATAATCTGTGTATCACTAATTTCAAACAACGTGGTTGTTCCATCATCATCGTATCCTTTAATTCCGTAAACACCTGAGCTTAGGTAACCAATCTCAACACGCTTTTCTGTATTTTCGTAAACTATTATCCCTGGATTTCCACTTGCCAAGACAAGACCATCGTTTGGAGCTGCTGTCGGAGTACCTGAGTCAAGACTATATATGTATCCATCAATTATTATCCAACCACCAATTTCTCCACCATCTGCTACAACATTTCCGACAACTGTCAAAGTATCTGCTGTAGTTACGTTCCAATCCAAAGATGATGTAGCGTCTCCTATAAATAACTTGGCATCATTGTCGTCACTATCGTCTAATCCAAGAATAAATCCACCTGTAGCAGTCCACGCAGTTGCGTCAAAAGTGCCACCAGCTATATATACATCTCCTTCAGTATTTGTTACTCCAAGAGTAATCTGTTGAGAACTAATTGTTCCAGTAACAAGTTTCCCAACTGATAACTCACCTATCTTATTATCGCCAAAGATTGAATCTGGAAACTGCTGCTCAACATTTACTATCTGCTTATCAACTTCAACTTCATCTAAAATAGGTTCTCTTTCGTGAAACTGATTAAATTGTAAATCTTCAATATAAGGCACAATTAATTCTTAGAAGGTTTATCAAGGTCTGTCATTACAGTAAATCCGAAGAAACTCCAATAAGGATTACTTCCATTTTCTGCTCCTTCAATCTGCAAGAAGTATCCCTTGTCAGGATTTATCTGTTTTTCATCTATAAATTTATTTATTTGTAAAAGAGGTCTGAATTTTGTAACTGCTAAATTGTTTCTATCCACTACTCTTGCTCTTAGTTTAAGTCCTTGTGCTCTATCAGCATAAGTTAAAATTCTTCCAAATTTCTTATAAGAAGATGGTTTTCCAAAAGACAATGCCCCTGTTCTGAAGAATGCGTTAATAGGTTGACCATCGTCAGTCACAAGCAACGTGCTATCTGTATATTTTCCTAATTCATGTACATCACCATCATCAGCACCCATCCATAAATAGTTTTGTCCAGTTGTATAATATTTAGCAAAAACAGTCATGGTGTCATAGTATTCATGCCACCTCCATGTCTTTGTAATAATGTCAAAGATAAGTGTCAGATTTGAATAAGTTATCCCATTTACCGTTACAGTTCCTAAATAAAGATGATATTCTTCATCAACAATTTCAGCAAAAGAATTACTCATATTAGCGTTTCTTATAAAATCTAATACTCTTCCTCCTATTGCTTGAGGAAAGCCACCTGTTGACCACCAGACATTATTCATATCTGCCCATATCATATATTGTCCAAATGTTTTTAAATTTCTGTGGTTAGAGCATCCAATATCCCACATCTTCTTCTTTGTTTCTGGACTTGATATGTAAAAATAAGCTGAATATTGGGTAAAGATAATTAACTTATCCCAATTTTCTGCCAGTCCTGTTATCTCTTCACTGTAATCTACATCAAAGAAGTCTGTCGCTACTGTCCACGAAATGCTTCCAGCGCTAGGAATACTAGAGTAATAAACCCTATAAGGATAAGCAGTCCCTGAAATATCACAATTCCCTATATATATTCTATCTCCATAACGTTTAATATATTTAGCTCCAGGCATATTTGTAACATTCGTAGCTGTAGAGAAGGTTGTTCCTGTTAATGAGCCAACTGGTAGAAAACCATCAGTTGATCCATATCCTACAATAAGACAATAACCGATGAAGTCTTCCATCTCTACATTGATGCCAGCTTTATTCGCCCACGCAGTCTCAGCGGCGCCAACCTCAGTCCATGCTCCACCAGTACTGTAAAATAACTGCGTATCGTCGCTTGTTGCATCATCAATAGTTGCAAGCATCTTTTGAGTAGCTGCTGACTGTCTAAAGTTATGTAATCCTGTAATGCTTTTACTAGCTTGCAGAGCACTTCCAATGTTCTGATATCCAGGGCGCTTTAAAATAGCTCCCTTCTTATAAGAAGTAATACAGTTATCTTGAACGTATAAGGCATTTTCTGGAATATTTATAATTGGCGCATCTGTGTACGCTCCATTAATCCAGCTTAGGAAGTCTATTGGTGTTGGCATAATTTAAAATAAGTTTTCCTCTTCTTCACCGAAGGAATAATAATTTAATGCATCCATCTTTTGAATTTTATCTTTTAACGCTTGATCGTTTAGCTTTCTTGAAAATTCCGCCATCAGTCTATCGGCAGAAGCTATGTTATTCTTCCTGTATTCTATTTGAGCAGCTATATAAATTTTAGCTAAGAAAGTAAAAGGTACTGTGAATGCATCAGCGAAGTCTGCCAATCTAGTTATTGTCTTTAAGCCCCTTATCTTTATTTTATATCCTACCCAGTCACTGTTTGGTGGAATATCTAATAAAATATATTCATTAAAGATTGTATATTTACTAGGAGTCCCAGGTGTTACTCCCTGCCATACAACAGCGTCAACAGCAATAGTAGCTGTTATAGAGCCAGTGCCTGATGCAGGAATATCGCTAAGAGTTCCTGTAGCTTCAGTATTAGTTTCATAAGTTAATGTTTCTGCTCCAGCATAAATTGTTCCCTCTTCACTAAATTCATAAGTATCATCACATACCAATGAAGTTGCAGCAGCAGCAGCCTCAGTCTTAACTTCGGTTCTTACGATTCCATCCATGTCATCTTCGTGGTCATTTATATCTTGAGGTTTTAAAACATAGCTTCCCATCCTTACACTTAGTATCCCTGTCTTGCTATCAATATATTTGAGTGTTTCTGATAATCCGCTTAAAGCATATTTGTTCTCATTTAAAGTAAGAGAAATACTTGTTTCATCTTCAAATATCTCCCAACTCCAGTTTTTTGATACTTTTCTACCTCTAGTAGTAGTTAGTTCATAATTAACTACTTCATCCTGAAAGTCATTAGATACTTCTAGTAACCATTCTCTTGAGATTAATCCATCTGCTTCTGGATCTATTTCAGCATTTACTTTTCTTAATGCTTGTTGAGTAACGTCTTCTACAGTGTTGTAAGTAAGTCCAGCAGCTAAGACATAATCACTAGCAGAACTATCAGTAGTCCCATCAGTAAACTTAGCAAAATAATAAGCGTAAGTAGTATCTGTTGTTATGAGAGTATATTCTGTATAATCATTATTCCAATGTATATTTACTGCATCAGCTAGTTGCGTACCACTGGCCGTATTATCATCGATAGAGGCTATTAAAGTTCCTGTACCACCATCTGTAGCTGCTCCATAAATTTTAATGCCTCTTTCGTATATCTTTGTTACTGGAGTGTCTATGTCGTGAGCAAACTTCAATGTATTTGTAAGAGTTACTGATGTTCCTCTAGTTACAGCTCCATTAATATCAACTTCTTCTGTTTTATTATCTCCAGCTTCACCTAAAACTAACCAATCGTTGTCTATAAGATCATTGTTGTCAGAAAAACTAGCAGCTGTTCCTGCTGCTGCAATAGGACTTATTAATTCTGTTCTTGTGTAACCAGAAATATCAGGATGTTTGACCCGTATACTACTTCCAACTATTTCTATTATCTGTGGCTTTTGTAAAAGTTTACTTGTCATAAATATATAATCAATATATAATTAAAATATAATTATTTAATTGCTTGTTATGAATAAAAAACAAATTATTATTAAAGAATGGACTCATTGGGGTGGTAAAAGATATTTAATGGAATGTAATTTTTGTAAAAAACACTTTGAAGTCCAAGGAAAAATTATTAGAAGAAAACAGGGCTGCTTTTGTTCTACTCAATGTAGTAATTCATTTAATGGTAAATTAAAATCTGGCAAAAATCATCCTAATTTTTCTCATGGAATGGCTAAGACAAACTTTTATAGAGTTTGGGCATTAATGAAAAATAGATGTCTTAGTAAGAAGTCTAATTCATATAAAAATTACGGAAAGAGAGGCATTAAAGTTTGTAAAAAATGGATCTCTTTTGATAATTTTTATAATGATATGTATAAATCTTATCTTGAGCACTATGATAGACATGAAGGTAATACATTTCTTGAAAGAACAAATAATAATGATAACTACTATAAAGAAAATTGCAGATGGGCAACCATGTTAGAACAACAGAATAATACAAGAAAAAATCACAAAATTACTTACAACGGAATAACATTAAATTTATCACAATGGGCTAGAAAATTAGGAATAAAAAGAACAACATTACAACAAAGAATTACAGCCTATCACTGGCCAATCAGCAAGGCTTTCTCTAAAAAATAAGTCGCCAT